AACATCTAATACTACTGGAGATTTGGTAGTTGCAGGTGGTGCAGGTATAGGAGATGATGTTAATATTGGTGGTCTACTAGATGTTGATGGAACATTTAGAGCAAATAGCACATCTAGATTTGATGATAATATTGTATTCCAAGGTGCTTCTAAGACATTATCATTGAATAATGGTAGTGGCACAACTAAAATACAATTCCACACTACTACTGGTAATGCATCTATCGGTGGTGTAACTGATATCACAGGTAACCTCAACGTCAATACTAACAAGTTTAACGTTGTTGCTGCTTCTGGTAACACAACTATTGCAGGTACACTAGGTGTTACAAACATTGCTACCTTCTCTAATAATATTGATGCCAACGGTGACGTTGCAATCTCAGGAGATGTACATCTAGAAAGCACAAACGATATTACTACTGCCAAGAACGGAACTACTGGTGCTTGGGAGATTCAATCAAATGATTATGGTGCACTTAGACTTGATGGTGGTGCATACATTGCAGGATCTGCTCTGGTTGATGGAACGTTACACGTTAATGGTCCTCTTGAGATTAAGGATAGTGCAACAGAAACTGAATCTAGATTGAACTGGTTGAGAGTTAGATACAGAGGTCGTTTTGGTGACAGTTATCAAGCGTCTCCTTCCTATGCATCTCATAACTTCTCTACCTTAAAGGCACATGGTGGTGCAGGTATTATGAAATCCCTGTACGTTGGTGCTACTGGATCTAACGAAAGATTTGCTGTTGGTAAACTCAATAGTGGTGATACTGAGAAGTTCACTGTTATTGGTGCAACTGGTAACACAACTATTCAAGGTACACTGACTGTTAATGATAACGTAAACTTTAATGGCACTCTAGATGTTGATGAAGATTTTGCAGTTAGAAATGGCACAACAGATAAGTTCTTTGTAGAAAATTCAACAGGTAATACTAATATTGAAGGTACACTGACTGCTGATGGTCATACAGAATTAAATAGTACTCTTAATGTTGATAGTAATACAACTCTTGGTGGTACACTGACTGTTGCTAATAACACAGAAATCAATGGCACCTTAGATGTTGATGCAAACTTTGCAGTCAGATCAGGTACAACTGATAAGATGACTGTTGCTTCTTCTACAGGTAACATAGCAACTGATGGTACACTAACAGTTCAAGGTGAAACACAGATCATTGACTCTCTTATTATCAATGCATCTAACGAAGAGTTTGCAGTTCAGAATGGTTCTGGAGTAGATAAGTTTACAGTTGATACTGATAACGGTAATACAATAATCCAAGGTCAAGTAACTGTAGCAGGTGCTACTCAAATCAATAATTCTCTAGGAACGACTGGTGTAAATACGCTAACTAATAATAGCGATCAAACACTGACAGGATCTTATAGTGCTGATGGTGCTGTAAGACTTACTGGTGGTGCAGGTATCGGTAAGAACCTTGCTGTAGGGCAAGGATTAAGAGTCTATGGTGGCACTGAACTTACAGGTGCACTAGATCTTAATAACAATGCTGACATATCAGGAACATTAACAGTCTCTGATCAAACCATTGTTAAGGCAGATAACAAGTTCTTCAAAGTTCAAACTGCTGCAGGTGTTGACAAGTTTACAGTTGACACTGATAATGGTAATGTCGTATCACAAGGTGAACTAACTGTAGCAGGTGATGCTGCACTTCAGTCTGACCTTGTAGTCACAGGTAACTTAACAGTCAATGGAACAACAACAACAGTTAACAGCACAGTCACTACTATCGATGACCCTATTATTACTGTTGGTGGTGACACAGCACCCGCGTCTAACGATGGTAAGGATAGGGGTGTGGAGTTTCGCTACTACGACGGTTCTGCTAAAATTGGTTTCTTTGGTTTTGACAGATCCTCACAAGAATTCGCATTCCTAACTAGCGCAAGTAATAACTCAGAAGTATTAAATGGTACTGACGGTGCATTAAGAGTCGGTTCTATTCATGTTACAGGTGCAGGTACATCTGTTGATATTGATAATAACTTAAATGTTGATGGCACAGCAACAGTAGATGGACAGATTATATCTCAGGTATCATCTGGTCCTGCTCTTGTTATTCCAACAACTGATAAGATCAACAACCTTAACGCAGACTTACTAGATGGTATGACAACTGCGACTGCTGCAACAGTCTCTACAGTTGTAAATCGTGACTCATCTGGTAACTTTGCTGCTAATCAAATCACTGCTGCTAGTGGCACAGGATCTGGTGCAGGTTTCTTAGGTAACGCATCTACTGCTGATGCATGGAAGACTGCTAGAACATTCACCCTTGCAGGTGTTGTATCTGGTTCTGTATCTGTAGATGGTAGTTCTGCTCCAACTATTAACACAACATTTGTTGATGCTGACGTTACTGCTTTAGCAGCAATGAATGGCACAGGATATGTTGTAAGGACTGCTGCTAACACTTATGCACAAAGAACATTTTCTGTTACAGCGTCGTCAGGTATTACATTAACAAATGCTGACGGTGTTTCTGGAAATACTACAATCAACGTTGCTTCATCAGCGTCTAACTCTGCTAATAACTTAGTTTTAAGAGATGCATCTGGTAACTTTGCTGCAGGAACTATTACTGCAAACCTTACTGGACAAGTTTCTAGTATTGCAAACCATGATACTGATGCACTATCTGAAGGATCAACAAATCTATACTTCACTAATGAAAGAGTAGATGATAGAATCAATGCTCTTATCACAGCAAGCACTGGTATTACTAAAGTTTATGATGACACTGCTAATACATATACACTATCCGTAACACAGTCAGATATTAATACTGACAATGTAACTGAAGGATCAAGCAATCTGTTCACCACTGCTGCTCGATCAAGGACACACTTTACTTACGGAACAGGTATTGCGTTGTCTGGTAGTGGTGAACTTTCTGTTACTCAATCTCAAATTAATACTGATAACGTAACTGAAGGATCAACAAATCTATTCACTACTGCTGCAAGAACAAGAACACACTTCACATATGGTACAGGTATTGAACTAAGTGCAGGTGGTGCACTCTCTGTAACTCAAGGAGATATTAATACTGATAACATTGTAGAAGGTTCAAGCAAACTATTCTTTACTAATACTAGGGCAGACGCAAGAGTTGCTGCTGCAACAGGTGCAAACTTAGATCTATCCAGTAAATCTACAACAAATCTATCTGAAGGAACTAATCTATACTATACAGAGGCAAGAGTTCAAGACAAACTTGACAATGCTTTTGAACAACTAAGAGCAATGTTAAACAACCTTGCTACATCAACTACACTTACACTAGGACTTAGTGGAGATCCAACACCAGGTGCAGTTGTTACAACAGGAGTTAGTGTTGGTGGTGGCGGGGGATTCACAGGAGCAACTGCTGTTGCTACCTCTGGAGGAACTGGATCTGGATTGACTGTTAATACTACAGTTGATTCTGATGGAAATATTACTGCTGCAGCAGTAAATGCAGGTGGTTCTGACTATCTGATTACCGACACTGTTACAATCACTAACGCTAATGCAGGTAAAGTATTATCACTTAACTTGGCAACATTGGCAGGTGGATCAAACTATGTTACAGGAACTGCTCTAGCAACGACTGGAGGTACTGGATCAGCAAGTTTGGTTGTAAATATTACTGCATCTGCAGGTGCGATTACCAACGTTACTATCAATGACGGTGGTACTGGTTATCTTGTAGGTGAGACAATCACCATCGTTCAACCAACTGGTGCTGACGGATCAAATCCAGGATCAGGTGGTACAGTGAACGTTGCTACAGTTGCAACTAATGCAACTCTAACTCTTACTGACATCACAACGATGGAAGTTGGAGCAACAGTTACTGGTGCTACTTCTGGTACTACAGGTGTTGTTACTGCTCTGGGAACTAACCAGATCACTGTTGATAATGTTAACGGATTCTTCAAGAAAGGAGAAGTCGTTAGTGCTAATGATGTTACTACTTTGACAATCTCCTCATTCAGTTAATAAGTTATGTCTGCTACTAGACCCGCAAGTAAAACAGAACTAAAGAACTACGCTCTTCGTAGACTAGGATATCCTACGATTGATATCAACGTTGCGACTGAACAACTTGATGATTTGGTAGAAGAAGCTATTGACTTTTATCAGGAATACCACTACAATGGTAGTTACAAAACCTTTATGAAAATAGAGGTAACTGATGCAATTAAGACTGCAGCACAAGGAACTTCGCAATCAGGTTCTACAGCGTGGTATGAGTTAGACAACTATGTTGATCTACCACCAGGAACTCTAGGAGTGAACCATGTATATTCTCAGATCGGTGCTTCTAGTATCGTACCTGGAAATATTTTTAATATTAAGTATCAAATCTTTTTGAATGATATCTATGCTATGACGCATGGACACATTCTACACTACTTCCTAACTTCACAATATCTTGAAACTCTTGATTGGGTTACTAACTCACAAAGAGATCGTAGAGTAAGATTTAATGAACATCAAGGTAGATTATATCTTGATATGGATTGGGGAGATTTGACAGCAGGGGACTTCTTATTAGTTGAAATGTCACTCAGACAAAATCCTGAGACATATACTAATATGTACAACGACAACTGGTTGAAGGATTATGTTGAAGCATTATTCCAACAACAGTGGGGAAGAAACCTAAGTAAGTATGATGGCATTCAAATGCTTGGTGGTGTCACCTTAAATGGTAGACAAATCTTAGAAGATGCTAGTCAGTTCAAGAAAGATCTCGAAGAACAGATTAGAACAACATACGAACTTCCACCCTTAGACTTGATAGGATAACATGGCAATTTCTAACACACCTGCTCAAGATTACGTCCAGTCTGACTATTCTAATAGTGCTCGTTTCAGAGCAATAGGATCAGCACAAGAACAAAAAACCATTGAAAACCTTATCGTAGAAACCATTGAAATTTACGGGCAAGATATTTACTACGTTCCAAGAACGATTGTCAACAAAGATACGGTCTTTGGAGAGGACTCGGATACGAAATTTGAAAGCGCGAAAGCTATCCGAGCATATGTCAATAATGTTGAAGGATGGGAAGGACAAGGTGAGTTACTTAGCAAATTTGGAGTCCGTATCGAAGACAAGACAACTTTTATATTCTCCCGTGACAAATTTAAAGAACATGTGGACGACTCTACGGTCCTCAATGTCGAAGGAAGACCAAACGAAGGGGACTTAATATGGTTTCCAACAACTAAACATTTATTCCAAATCATGTTTGTAGAGGCAGAGAAACCCTTCTACCAACTAGGAAAAGGATATGTATGGGAATGTCAGTGTGAACTATTCGAGTACAGCGACGAGGAGATCGATACTGGTATTACAGATCTAGATAACATTGAGACTGCATTTGCAAATGCGATTACAGTTGGTCTTGTAGCAGGTGGATCTGGTGCATTTACAGCAGGTGAAACTGTAACTGGTGGCACATCTAATGTTACTGCTGAAGTTAAATCGTTTGATGCTGCTACTAGAACTTTGATTGTCATAAATCGTTCTGGTACATTCTCAGTTCCTGAGACTATAACTGGCGGAACATCTAGTGCGTCTTGGACAACTGCTACATATAATACAATCAACAATACTAACTCAGAGTACGATCAGAATAATGACTTTGAGACTGCCGATAATGACATAATTGATTTCTCAGAGACCAACCCATTCGGCACGGTTGGATCTGTTACTGACGGTACAATCTAATGTTAGGAAATTATTCTTACCACGAAATATTCAGAAAGACCATTGTTGCTTTTGGTACTCTATTCAATAATATTGAACTGAGAAGACAAGATGAAGTAATGAAGGTACCTCTTGCCTATGGTCCTAAAGATAAGTTTTTAGCACGTTTGGATCAGGTGCCTGATCCTACAAACAAACGGGTACAGATTACTTTACCCCGTATAGGATTTGAGATAGCAGGTGTATCTTACGATCCTACTAGAAAGGTAGCACCTACACAAAAAATAAAAATACCAAGCACATCAACAAAGAACAAACAAATGTTCATGCCTGTGCCATATAATATTAGTTTTGAGTTAGCAATCATATCAAAAAATCAGGATGATGGTTTACAAATACTAGAACAGATATTACCAGTATTTCAACCACATTATAATCTATCAATCAAGTTAGTTCCTTCTATGAATGAGACAAAGGACGTTCCTATTGTCTTACAAAATATTGATTACGAAGA